AATACAAATTATAGATTATTACGAAAACAGTAATGAAGGACTGCCACACTACATCAGTGTGATTAACAAGAAAGATTACGTTTACAAGGATCATTATGGGCCTCACGACCTGGAACAACGTGAGTTTACAAATGGAAAATCAAGACGTGAGATTGCATACGAACTTGGTTTACGATTTAAGATAGTACCAAAACTGAGCATAGAGGATGGGTTGCACTATACGCAGTTGTTACTCAATAGATGCTGGATAGATATGGATAGTTGTAAGAAACTGTTAGATGCCTTGAGGAACTATCACCGTAAGTTTAATGACACCTTGCAAACCTTTAATGCAAAGCCCGTACATGACTGGAGTTCACACGCAGCAGATAGCATGAGAACATTGGCTGTTGGCTTGCAAGAATTAAAAAACGAAGAGCAAATACCACAACAATTTGCTGACAATAACTACAACCCGTTAGGAATACAATGAGTAGAATATTAAGCCCCAAAATGAATATGCCGACTACAACAAAAACGGTTATTCCATTAACACCAATCGGATCTGTGCCAGATGAAAACCCTGATGCACAACGAAAAAGACGTGGCAAAAAAGCAACTATACTGACATCAAACAGTGGATTGCAAAACAAAGACGAAGATTCTTATAAACCGTCATTACTAGGATAAGTACAACACTATGGCTACTAAACCAGGACTATACGCAAATATTCATGCAAAACGCAAAAGAATCAAAGGTGGCTCAGGTGAGAAAATGAGAAAAGTAGGATCACCAGGAGCACCAACTGCTAAAAACTTTGCACAATCTGAAAAGACAGCAAAGAAACCAAAGAAAACTTTATTAGGATAATAGCATGACTAAACAATTAAAAGGCAATCAAAAAAAACTTGATGCAAATAATAATAAAAAAATAGATGCACAAGACTTTGTACTATTAAGAAAAAAACCAAAAGTAAAAAAAAGACCAACTTTACTATCATAAGGAGAACACCATGATTAAAAAGAAAAAGAAAAAACCATACGGTAAATAAAAATGGCTAAAGAGTTAACTAAAAGACAAGTACAGACTCTTAAAAAGCACTCTGTCCATCATACAAAAAAACACATGTCATTGATGGAAAAGAAAATGCTTGAAGGCAAAACATTTACATCTGCACATAAAATTGCACAAAAAAAAGTAGGAGCATAATATGGCTCTGAAAAAACACCAGAGTCCTACTGGTGGATTAAATGATGCTGGTCGAAAACATTTTGGAGTTAAGGCTCCAATCAAACAAGGACAAAGCCCTAGACGTGTTTCATTTGCAGCACGGTTTGCTGGAATGAAAGGGGCTATGAAAAACCCAGATGGCAGTCCTACACGAAAAGCATTGGCATTAAAAAAATGGGGTTTCGGTAGTGTTGCTGCTGCACGAAACTTTGCAAACAACAATAAACAAGCATAATTAAGGAGAATACTATGAGTGGAATAATCGGAGGTCGTGCACCATCAACAAATGTAATGACTAAAGTAAAAGACTTACAAACGACTAAAACTCAAGACATGGCACAAGATGTCCAGGCTGCTAAGAAAAAGAAAAAGCCAGGACAATCTTCGTTGATTGAAACAACATCAATGGGCCTTGGTGGTGACGCACCAACATACAAACCCACACTTTTAAGCTAATATGAAAAACAAAAACGCAGAAATGCTAGTAAACCGTTTTGCTTCATTAAGAACAAATCGGTCAACATGGGAAAGCCATTGGCAAGAAATAGCTGATTACATGTTGCCTCGTAAAGCTGACATCACAACACAACGAACTCGTGGTGATAAAAGAACTGAGGTTATATTTGATGGTACAGCTATTCATGCATTAGAACTATTGAGTTCTAGTCTGCACGGTATGTTGACTAACTCAGCTACTCCATGGTTTACATTAGCCTACAAGGATCTTGCTCTATCTGAAGATGACGAGGCTAGAGAATGGCTAGACTCAGTAACTGAGGATATGTATGTTGCTTTTAATCGTTCAAACTTTCAACAAGAAATCCAAGAGCTATACCAAGATTTAATATCCTTTGGTACGTCAGCTATGTTTGTATCAACAGACGAAAAAAATCTAATACGTTTTAACACTAGGCACGTTAAAGAAATATTTATTTCTGAAAATGCAAAAGGTGAAGTTGACACAGTGTTTAGACATTTCACAATGAATGCACGATCAGCATTTGAATTATTTGGTGAAGCAGTTGGGCCAGGTATATTTAACAAATACAAAAAAGATTTAGATGCAGATGTAAACATTTTGCATGTGGTTATGCCACGAGATACTTATGATGCATCAAAAGAAGATGCAGCTAACATGCCATTTAAGTCATGTTATGTAGATCCTGATGATGTTCACATGATTAACGAAGGTGGTTTCAAAGAGTTTCCATACGTTGTGCCACGTTATCTAAAAGCAAGTTATGAAATTTATGGAAGATCCCCATCCATGAATGCACTCCCTGACGTTAAGATGTTAAACAAAATGTCTGAAGTAACAATCAAAGCTGCACAGAAACAAATAGATCCTCCCCTTATGGTTCCTGATGACGGTTTTATGTTACCAGTCAGGACAGTGCCAGGTGGTTTAAACTTCTACCGTTCAGGATCAAGAGATCGTATAGAGCCATTACAGATTGGAGCTAACAATCCAGTTACTGTAAACATGATCCAAGACAGACAACTTGCAATACAAAAAACATTTTATGTAGATCAGTTGTTGTTATCTCAAGGTGGTCAAATGACAGCAACAGAAGTATTACAACGTAACGAAGAAAAAATGAGATTACTAGGCCCAGTCTTAGGTCGATTGCAATCAGAACTATTACAGCCCCTTATTGAACGAGTGTTCAATATTTTAATGAGAGCTGATGTGTTTAGACCAATGCCCGATATATTAATCAATCAAACAATAGACATTGAATACGTTAGTCCACTTGCCAAAGCACAAAAATCAGGAGACTTAAATTCTGTAATGCGTGGCATAGAAATCTTTGGATCAATGTCTCAATTTGCACCAGTTTTGGATTACTTAGACTCAGATGGGTTAGTTAAGTATGTCCAAAAAATGTTGGGTTTACCAGCACGGATTATTAAATCTGATGCTGAAGTAGCTCAAGTAAGACAACAACGACAAGAACAACAACAACAAGCTATGGAGCAACAACAAGCAGTTGAAGCAGCACAAGCAGCTGGATCTGCTGCACCGATGCTCAAAGCTGTTGAAGAACAACAATAAGGAGAAACACTATGGCTGATGAGCAACAAAATCAGAACCAAGAAGATCAAGCAAAAGAACAACAAGAAAAGTTAAACGATTTAATTAAAACTTATAAACTTACATTTGAAAGTGAACACGGAGCAACAGTCTTAGAAGATTTACAAAGACGTTGCCATTTGTTTAGCACAACCAATGTTAAAGGTGACTCACATGAGTCTGCTTTTATGGAAGGTCAACGTGCAGCAATTCTGTTTATTATTCAAATGTTGAATAGGAAAATATAATGGAAGAATTAAAACAATATTTTTTACTATGGTGGAATGCAGATAAGAAAATAAAAATTATCTCAGCTGCTGTCGTATTAATTTTAATTTATTTAATCATAACATAAGGAGACAACTATGTCAGAAGATCAGGTAACGGCTGTCGAAGAACAAAGCCAACCGTCTGAGTCAACTGCAACAGAAACTCCAGTAGTAACAACTGAAGAAACAGTTGCAAACTGGAGAGACAGTTTACCAGAGGAACTAAAAACAAACGCATCACTAGAAAAATTTAGTGACGTATCAACATTAGCAAAAAGTTACATCAATGCTGAGTCAATGATTGGCAAAGACAAGATGGTAATACCAGGAGCTAATACAACTGAAGATGAGTGGAACGACATTTACGATAAATTAGGTAGACCGTCAGATCCCAATGCTTATGAACTAACAGCAGAAGTTGGTGAAGGTGAACAAATTGATGAACAATTGATGAGTAGTTTTAAAGAAACAGCTCACAAACATGGATTGTCACCAGCACAAGCACAAGGACTGCTTGATTATTATAATAGCATATCAAGTCAATCATTGGTTGATTTAGATAACAATGCTGTACTAGCACAAGAACAAAGCCAAAGAGAACTGCGTGAAGAATGGGGCCGAAGTTATGATGACAATCTTAACAAAGCATCAACCGTTGGAAAACAATTCTTTGGTGAAGATGTGTTTGGTATGCAATTAGCAGATGGATCAAAGCTCGGAGATAATCCAGCATTAATTAAAGGTCTATCAAAAATGGCAAGCATAGTATCAGAAGATGTATTTGCTGGAGACAAAGACTCAGCTGCATCAAGTGCTAACATGCAACAACAGATTAACGACTTAACTGCACCTAACAGCCCGTATTGGAACAAGATGGATCCTCAACACGATGCAACGGTGCAAAAAGTTTTGGCCTTACGATCAATCGTAACTGGCTAACAAGATTTGGAACAACTGGTTTACCAGCTCCAAAAGACAATAGGACAGACTATCAGCTACCAGCTGTAAAATGCAAGACAACCCCACTGGGATAATTGGCTGAAACATTAATCTTAACTTAAACACGAAAGGACTTAATTATGAGTTCAGAAATCACAACTGCGTTTGTCGAACAGTATTCGTCAAATGTAGCTATGTTAGCTCAACAAATGGGAAGCCGTTTGAGAGCTGCTGTGGACGTGGAAAACGTAACGGGAAAAAATTCTTTTTACGATCAAGTTGGAGTAACAGCTGCAATACAGAGAACTTCTCGACACGCAGATACACCTCAGATTGATACACCACACTCACGAAGAAGATTAAGTTTGTCCTCTTACGAATGGGCAGACCTGATTGACGACCAAGACAAAGTGAGAATGTTAATAGACCCAACTTCTTCTTATGCAAAAGCTGCTGCTGCTGCAATGGGAAGATCAATGGATGATGTTATCATTTCTGCTTTACAAGGATCAGCACAAGCTGGAGTAGCTGGAGCAACTGCTGTTGCATTACCATCTACATCTAAGTTTGCAACAGCAAACCAAGGTGATGGCTTAACTATTACAAAAATGATAGCTGCCAAAAAATTCTTTGATTTGAATGATGTCGATCCTTCAATCCCTAGATACATTGTATGTGGGGCAACTCAGATTGCTGATTTACTTGGTACAACTCAAGTAACATCAAGTGATTTTAACACTGTCAAAGCTCTTGCAGCTGGTGATATTGATACTTTTATGGGTTTCAAATTCATCTTGTCTAATAGACTAAACTTTGACGCAACAAATACGGATGACAGACTAGCTTTTGCTTTCACTCAAGACAGCATCAAATTAGGCGTTGGTAAAGATATCACTGCTAAAATTGATGTTCGTGCTGACAAATCTTATGCTACACAAGTTTACACTTGTATGGACATAGGTGCTGTAAGAATGGAAGAAAATAAAGTTTTTCAAATTCCGTGTAACGAATAATAGATAGGAGAATATAATTATGGGTACTAAAAACTCAGACTTAGTAGCTAACTTTGAAGCTGCTCCTCAGGTGGCAAATAGTGCTGCTCTTTTACACGGAGTTGTTCGTGTAGCACAGGGTACTATTGCACTTGCTGCTGGAGATTCAGATGACAATGATATTGTTATGCTGGCTCCAATACCAAGTAATGCTGTTATATCTCAACTATTTATTGGTTCAGATACCCTTGGTGGATCGTGTACTTTCAATCTTGGAATCTACACTTCTGCTGGAGTAGTTAAAGACGAAGATGTATTTGCAACTGCCGTAGCTGACGCTGGGGCAATGGCAGATGTTCGTTTTGAAGCTGCTAACATCAACACTGCTGGGCAAAAACTTCACGAATTGGCTGGAGATACAACAGATCCAGGTGGATATTACTATGTGGCTGCAACTATGCAAGCTGCTGGTGGTACTGCTGGTGATATGTCGTTCAACATCAATTACGTTGTTAACTAAGCACTAAGCAAACTATGGGGGTAGTCGTTATGGC